GACGAGAGGGAATCTTTTCCCTCTCTGATTATATGAGAGATATATAGTATGGCAGAATTTTTCGGATTCGAGATAAATAGAAAAGGAAAGGACAAAGAAGTTCCTAAAGTTTCCTTTGTACCAGATACAGAAGAAGATGGCGCAGGTGTTATTACCAGCGGTGGACACTTTGGTGCATACATTGATCAAGATGGCGGCAATGCAAAGAACGAAGTAGAACTTATCATGAAGTATCGTGATGTGTCTTCCCAACCAGAGGCAGATGCAGCAATTGAAGATATAGTAAATGAAGCTATTGTTGGAGATCATAACGATGTTCCAGTAGATATCATTTTAGATAAAGTAGACACTTCAGACAAAATTAAAAAATTACTAAAAGCAGAATTTGATCATATACTAGAGTTACTTAACTTCAATAGTTTTGGTCATGATATTTTTAGAAAATGGTACATTGATGGTAGATTACCTTATCACATCATTGTAGATGACAATCTTAAAAATGGTATTAAAGAGCTTCGATATATCGATCCTACCAAATTAAGAAAAGTTAAAGAGATAGAAGAAGAGGAAGATCCTAAAACAGGAGCTAAACTCATCAAGAAACAAACAGAGTTTTTTATATTCCAGGACAATGCTCTTGGAAAATATAATCAAGGATTAAAAATACAACCAGATGCTATTGCTTATGCAACTTCTGGAATGTTAGATAGTTCTAGAAAAAGAATCTTATCCTATTTACATAAGGCTATTAAGCCAGTAAATCAATTAAGGATGATGGAAGATTCTTTAGTTATATACAGAATATCACGTGCCCCAGAACGTAGGATATTTTATATTGATGTTGGTAACTTACCTAAGGGTAAAGCCGAAGAGTACCTAAAAGGTATTATGAATCAATATAGAAACAAATTGGTGTATGACGCAAAGACTGGTGATATCAAAGATGATAAAAAGCATATGAGTATGCTTGAAGATTTCTTCTTACCACGTAGAGAAGGTGGAAGAGGAACAGAAATCACCACGCTACCAGGCGGCGAAAATTTAGGACAAATAGATGATATTATATACTTTCAAAAAAGGTTATATAAAGCATTAAACGTTCCTATGAATCGATTAGAACAAGAAGCTCAATTCTCGTTAGGCAGATCTTCAGAGATCACCAGAGACGAGGTTAAGTTTAAAAAGTTTATTGATCGATTAAGAAAAAGGTTTTCAGATCTGTTTTTACAGCTTCTTAAAACTCAATTACTTCTAAAAGGTATATTGACTGAACAAGATTGGGCGCAATGGAAAGAATCTATTGCATTTGATTTTATTGAAGACAATTACTTTAGTGAATTAAAAGAGTCAGAGATGTATAAAGAAAGATTTGAAATGCTCGGAAGCTTAGACGAGTTTATGGGTACTTTCATATCAAAAGAGTGGGTTCAGAAGAATATTCTACGATTCAACGATGATGATATTGAAACTATGCAACAACAAATTGATGATGAAGAGAAAGCAGGAGAGCTTGATATGCCAGATCCGGAAGATCCGAGATTTGGATAATATCAAGAACTTTATACGTATAAATATATAACACAGGATTAAATAATGGAAGTTACAGATATAATTAAACAAGTGAATGACGGTGACAATGTGAACGCAAACAAATCGTTTGACACTGTAATGGGCACAAAGCTAAAAGATGCTTTGGATGCCAAAAAAATAGAGCTTGCCAGTAGTATGATCGACAGAAAAGTTTCAGTCGAAGAACCTACAGAGCAAGAGTAATACGGAGATAACTCATGAAGTTAATTTCAGAGTATACAGATAGTAATATAAAAAATTACATTGCCGAAGATAAAAAAGGCAATAAAAGCCACGTCATAGAAGGCGTGTTTATGCAGGCCGATAAGAAAAATCGAAATGGCCGTGTATATGAAAAAAAGATTCTAGAGTCAGCTGTTAACAAATATGTTAAAGAGCAGGTGGCAACTGGTAGAGCGGTTGGTGAGTTAAATCACCCAGAAGGACCGACTATCAACCTGGATAAAGTTTCTCACAAAATTACTGACCTTCGATGGGAAGGAAATAATGTTGTGGGTAAGGCATCAATACTTAATACACCTATGGGTAATATCGTTAGCGGTTTACTTGAAGGTGGAGTTAAGCTTGGTGTATCAAGTCGTGGTATGGGAAGCCTTGTGCAAAAAAATGGTGCTAGTTATGTGAGTGGTGACTTTATGTTATCAACAGTAGATATAGTCCAAGACCCTTCAGCTCCGGAGGCATTTGTCAACGGAATTATGGAAGGTAAGGACTGGATATGGGATAACGGCATATTGGTTGCGCAAGACATTGAATTAATTGAGACTGAAATAAAGACTGCAAAGAATATCAACTCTTCGGATGTTGAGATACGAGCCTTTAAGAATTTCCTCTCGAAACTTGTAAATAAATAATCCGAGGAGGATAACGACATGTCAGAAGACGTAAATAACGCTGAAGAACTGTCAATTGATGAGCAAGCTTCTGAAGTAAGCGAAGAGCAACTAAACGATGAAAATCAAGTAATCGAAGATGTTGTTGAAGATGCTAACGAGGAAGTTGTTGAATCAACAGAAGAAGAATTAGAAGAAGCTAAAAAGAAAGAAGATGATCTTGAAGAAGATGCTCCGAAATCTGTAGCTACTCCTAAGACTAAAGCTGGTGTAATACAAGCCGCAGTTGATATGTTAAAATCAGCAAAAAAAGAAGACGCACAAAAACTATTTGCAAAAATGGCAGCGATTTCTGAAGATGAGATTGAAGAATCAGAAGATGATGGTTCAGTAGCGAAAGCTATTGCAGCTGCACCTTCAAAGAAGAATGAATTAAAAGCTAAAGCGAAAGTAGAAGCTCTTGATTTTTCTGATGATTTAGATACTATCATCGCAGAAGAAGCTACGTTGAGCGATGGGTTCAAAGAAAAAGCAAGCACAATTGTAGAAGCAGTACTAACAAGTAAATTAGCTGAAACAGTAGAGCGCTTAGAATCTGAATACGTGCAAAACTTAGAAGAAGAAGTTTCTGAGATTCAAGGTTCAATGGTAGAGAAAGTAGATTCATACTTAAACTACGTTGTTGAAAATTGGATGAAAGAAAACGAAGTATCAGTCAGCCAAGGTCTTAGGACTGAGATTGCTGAAGACTTTATGACTTCACTTCAGTCAGTGTTCAAAGAACACTATATTGAGATACCAGAAGGTAAAGAAAACTTGTTAGATGAACTATCTGACCAAGTAGCTGAACTAGAGGAATCTCTAAACAAAACCACAGAAGATAACATCGCACTACACGGAGCTAATCAGTCACATGAGAAAGCTGCTATAGTAAGAGAAGCATCTTCAGGGCTTGCAGAAACCGATGCTGAGAAATTTGCTAAGTTGGTGGAAGATGTAGAATTTGATAATAAAGAAACTTTCGAACAGAAAGTAGCTACTATCAAAGGATCATTTTTCAAAGGCGAAGTAACTGAATCAGTTGACGAAGTAAATAGTATGGCAGGGGAAGATACAGCAGAAATTGTTGAAGTTTCCGATTCCATGTCTAGATACACTCAGGCTATAACTAAATTTAATAAATAATCTAATAGGGGAAAACATAAAATGTTTAACGCAGATTCACAATTAATGGAAAAATGGGGCCCGGTTCTAAACCACGAAGGCGCTCCTGAAATCCAAGACAGATATAAAAAAGCTGTCACAGCAAGGCTTCTTGAAAACCAAGAAATCGCTTTACGTGAAGAACAAGCCCAGGTACAAGGTAACTATATTTCAGAAGCAGCAGCAGCTAATAACATTAGCGGTAGTGCTCCGAATAATATTGGTACTTTTGATCCTGTTCTTATTTCTTTAGTAAGACGTGCCATGCCTAACCTCATCGCTTATGATATCGCTGGCGTTCAGCCAATGACTGGTCCAACAGGACTTATCTTCGCAATGAAATCCAAGTACGCAACACAAGCTGGAACAGAAGCATTCTTTAATGAAGCTGATACAGACTTTTCTGGTACTGGTACTCATCAAGCAGACCCAACCGGTCTAGCTGGTGTAGTAGATGCAGACACTGATGGGTCTATCGCTGATACTGCTGACGTCGTTTCTACTTTCGGTTCTGGTCTAACGACTGCAGCTGCAGAGAGATTGGGTGTTGGTGCATCAGGTGATGGTTCATTCGGTGAAATGGCTTTCACAATCGAGAAAGCTACTGTTACTGCTAAATCAAGAGCTTTAAAAGCTGAGTACACAATGGAACTTGCACAAGATCTTAAAGCAATCCACGGTTTGGACGCAGAAGGCGAACTAGCTAATATCTTATCTACTGAAATCTTATCAGAAATCAATAGAGAAGTTGTTAGATCAGTTCTAAAAACTGCTAAAATCGGTGCTTTACAATCTTCAACTGCAGTATCTGGAGTATTTGATGTCAACACTGACTCAGATGGCAGATGGATGGTTGAGAGATTTAAAGGTCTTATCATGCAACTAGAAAGAGAAGCTAACGTAATTGCTAAAGAAACAAGACGTGGCAAAGGTAACTTTGTTCTATGTTCTTCAGACGTAGCATCAGCTTTAGCAGCTGCTGGACTTTTAGACTACACTCCTGCTTTAAGTGCAAACTTAAACGTTGACGATACTGGTAATACATTTGCTGGTGTTTTAAATGGCAGAATGAAGGTCTATATAGATCCATATGCAACTGTTGATTTCGCATGTGTAGGATATAGAGGTCAAAACCCATACGACGCAGGACTATTCTATTGTCCATACGTTCCTTTAACTATGGTTAAAGCAGTTGGTGAGAATGACTTCCAACCTAGAATGGGATTCAAAACAAGGTACGGCATGATTGCTAATCCTTTTGTAGCTATTGATGGAACTATCGGAGCCGATAGAACTAACCAATACTTCAGAATCTTCAGAAT